GGTACACCTGCGGCGCAGTCACCAGTAGATGCGTATGGACTAATTAAACTGGTTAACCCCCAGCAGACACCCAGAGCGTTCAATGCATTTCGAGATATGGTGCAGATACGCACGTCACAGTTTACGTTTAAGAACCGACCCGATGCAGAGCAGATAGTGCATAGGTTCATGCAACCTGCGATACGCTTTACCAAAGAAGAATGCTTAGACCTGCCAGAGCTAACGTATCAGACAAGAGATGTACCGCTGTCGCCACAACAAGAGAAGTATTACAAGCTACTCAAGAAAGAGATGCTTATGCAAGCGGCAGGTGAAGAAATCACAGCAGCTAATGCGGCAGTTGCTTTGAATAAACTATTACAGCTTTCATCTGGGGCGGTGTACTCAGATACTGGGGAAGTGATTGAGTTTGATGTGAAAGCGCGTGCGGCAGAGTTACTGAGTATAGTAGAAGAGACATCGCATAAGACGATTGTGTTCGTGCAGTTTAAGCACACCATAGAGATAGTAGAGAAGATACTTTTAGATGTGGGTTATAGCGTGGGTGTTATACACGGTGGCGTAAGTGCAAACAAACGCTCTGAAATATTTAACGCGTTTCAAACTTCACCTAACCCACAGGTTCTGGTTATCCAGCCGCAAGCGGCATCGCATGGGGTAACTTTGCACGCGGCAAATACGATTGTCTGGTGGGGCGTAACGCTTTCACTGGAAACATATAAGCAAGCCAATGCGCGTATCCATCGTGCAGGGCAAGTGAATAGATGTAGCGTGGTACATCTTGTAGGCTCACCCGTAGAGAAGAAAGTCTTAAACGTACTAGAAGATAAAGGTGCGGCTCAGACTAAGTTATTAGATTTATATAAAGATGTCATCAGTTGACATGGGGGTTACAATGGTGTACAATATAATCTCTTTCAAAGAAAGATACGAGGAATCACATGGGTACATTAAATGTAGAACAACTCGTCAAGGCTTACATTAAGATGCGAGATGCAAGGCAACAACTGCAACGAGAGTTTGATGAAGCAGACGATAGAATTAAACAGCAACAAGATGTAGTACAACAAGCTCTACTAGAGCTTTGTAAAGAAACGGGGACAGACGGACTTAAGACCTCAGCAGGTACGGTAACACGGACAGTTAAAACACGATACTGGACAAGCGATTGGAACAGTATGAAAAACTTTATTAAGGAGAATGATGCATTTGAGCTTATGGAGCAACGAGTGCATCAGACAAACATGAAATCCTTTTTAGAAGAAAACCCTAACCTCATGCCTCCAGGCATGAATATTGATAGTAGATATGCCATAACCGTTAGAAGGAAATGATATGAAATCGCAAGATGATGAAGAAGTATATTTGACAACTCGCCAAGTAATGGGAATACTAAACTGCTCTAGGCAGTATGTTTCTAAATTGCGAAATACAGGTAAACTAAGTTCTTACCGTAGAGGTAATGAATATCTATTAAGTGCTAAAGAAATAGAAGCACTAATCACCAAAAAAACCATAATTGTTAAATTAAAAGGGGCACATACACATGGCTAACGAAATGAGTTTATTCACAACAGGCGCATCAATTCCAGCACACATTGCAAAAAGAGAATTGAGTGAAACAACCAAAGCACTTATGGGCGGTTCATCAGACGCTCGCCGTATTTCAGTAAGAGGTAATATTTTTCGCTTAACCGTTGGCGGTCAAGAGGTTGCTAAGAACGAAGACCGTGCAATGAATATCATCATTGCGGCAGCGGCTCCTAAAACATCTCGCCAGTATTACGGTGGTACATACCAAGAGGGGGTAGTCTCTTCTCCAGATTGCTGGAGTGCAGACGGTGAATCACCGAGCCCTTCTATTGAGAGCCCTAAAAACCACAACTGCGCTACCTGCTCAATGAACATCGCTGGGTCTGGTCAAGGTAATGGTAGAGCTTGCCGATACACGCACCGCCTTGCGGTACTCCTTGAGAATGATATGCACGGGGATGTGTATGAACTGTCTCTTGCGGCAACGTCTCTCTTTGGTAAAGGTGAGAACGGTAAGATGCCTTTATTCCAGTATGCCAAGCAACTAGCTGGTCATGGCATGAACGTCACTGACGTAGTAACCGAGCTTCGGTTTGATACAGACTCTGCAACACCTAAGATGGTATTCCGTGCAGTACGTCCTTTGGAAGAAGCAGAGATTGAAGCAGTGCTTGAGAAGGGCTCATCAATAGAAGCTATCCAAGCTATTACTACCAGCTTCTCATCCTCACGCAAAGAAGAGCAACCCGCTCCTGCACCTAAGCCAGTACCTCAAGGCTTGTTTAAAGACACCCCAGTATCTGAACCTGTAGTAAGAGAGAAGAAACCAGCGGTTACAATAGCTAACCCTACTGACCTTGAAAGCACATTGGCTGAATGGGCTGACTAAGCATTTTGCCAGTAGAAGGGGCGGATAGCACCGCCCCTTTTTTTACCTCCATTTTTAGGTACAGCCATGAACAGGATAGATTTTTTTAATAGAGTAGTAGCGCAAGGAGGTTTATATTGCGCAGTAGGGATAATCAATAAAAGAACTACCCAAGTATTCTTTAACACATTTGAAGAAGTAGAGGCTTGGGCAGACGACCAAACAGCGGTTGGAGTAGATGCATACTTTGCTTTGGCTACATACCATACGAACATAAGTAGAAGTGCTAAGAATGTTAACTTGTTTAAGTCACTATGGGTAGATTTAGATATCGGTAAAGGGACTGCGTATGAATCACAGGTTACAGGTATCAGTGCCCTTAAAGATTTTTGTAAAGCGACAGGTCTTCCCAAGCCATCCATCGTATCGTCAGGTTACGGCTTGCACATTTATTGGGCATTTATAGAATCAGTGGATTACAACGAATGGAAGCCTTTAGCTATAGCCTTAGTTGACCGCATGATAGCTGAGAAGTTCCAAGTTAAAGATATGGGTATCACAACTGACGGCGCACGTATTCTGCGTGTACCTCAGACAAAGAATTTTAAGCGCAGTGAAGCAGTGGATGTTGAGCTTATCGCAGTCTCTCCTGCTAACCCAATACAGCTTTTCAGAGATGCACTAACACCAAGAGATATATTAACTCCCCTAGCACAAGCAGAGCTCGCCGCTTCTAATGTAACGCTAAACGATACGACTCGTGCGCTACTGGGAAATATCATATATAAGTTCTCTCGAGTTATGCATAAAAGCCTTAGTGGTAGTGGCTGTGCGCAGTTGGCGCATATATACTTAAACCAGAATGACATCTCTGAGCCTCTGTGGAGAGCAGGACTTTCAATCGCACAGTTTTGCGTAGATAAGGAAACAGCAATACATAAAATATCTCAAGCACATGATGACTATAGCCCAGCTGAGACTGAGAGAAAGGCGTGGCTTATTAAAGGTCCGCATTTATGTGAAACATTTAACACTATCAATCCAGAACTCTGCGTAGGGTGTAAGCACTCTGGAACTATAACAACACCCCTAATGCTTGGTAGAGACATATTAGAAGCATCACCTTCGGATAATTTGATTACTGCAGAGAGTAAAGAGCTTGGCACAATTGATATAGAGATTCCCAAATACCCATACCCATACACTAGAGGTCCTAATGGCGGTGTATACGTTAAGAGCGTACTCGACTCTGGTGATGGTGAAGAGACCGATAAAGCCTTAGTATACGAAAATGATTTTTATGTAGTAGGTAGACGCAGTGACCCGCTTGATGGTGAAGTTCTACATATGCGTCTTATTCGCCCTCACGATGGCGTGAGTGATTTTATCGCCCCTCTTGCAACTGTAACGGCAGGAGACAAATGTCGTGAGCTTCTATCTCATAAAGGGATTGCGGCTCATACCAACCAGATGAAGCTGATTATGGCTTACCTAGTAGCGTGGACTAAACACTTGCAAAACACAACTAAAGCAGAGCACGTTAGAGTGCAGTTCGGATGGAACTCAGATAATACATCATTCGTTGTTGGTGCACGGGAGATGACTAAAGCCTCATCACCTAAGTACAGTCCACCCTCAGCCACCACACAGGAAGCCGCTAAGGTGTACACTAAAGAAGGGTCACTTGAAGCTTGGTCAAACGTAGTGAATACTTATGGGCTTCCTGGAAATGAAGTGCGAGCGTTTGCACTATTCCTAAGTCTTGGCGCACCGATGTTTAAGGTGTTCTCACTAGGCGGTGCAATGCTTCACTTAACTAATGCATCATCAGGTGTAGGTAAATCGACTATTCAGTATGTAGCTAATAGCGTATGGGGACACCCTACGAAAACCATGCTAGTAAATGACGATAAGATTCTCGCTAAGTATCAGCGTATGGGTATCATTCAAAATCTTATTCTCTGCATTGATGAGCTGACTAACTTACCTGCGGACGATATCAGTGACTTGGCATTTGGTATTACTAATGGCCGTGGTAGAAACCGTATGAGCTCTTCAGCTAACATCGAAAGAGTTAACAACACAACATGGTCTATGCCTTGCATCACATCTGGTAACAATAGCTTGCATGAAGTGTTGCAAACTTTAAAGGCTGACCCAGAGGGTGAGATACTGCGTATCTTAGAGCTTGAAGTAGTACGCGCTGACTCATTAACGAAGCAGCAATCTGACCAGCTATTTAGTAGAGACCTTGTAAACAACTACGGTCATGCAGGGGATATCATTGCACAAGCTATATTGGACAACTACGAAGAATCTGTTAATGACTTGTTTGAGTGCCAACGTCAGTTCGATGAGAAGGCTAACCTATTTCAAAGAGACCGCTATTATTCTGCATTAGTAGCTACTGCGATATTTGGTGGAAAGCTTGCTAACGAGCTCGGTATTATTAACATCCCTGTTGAGCCTGTGATGGATTATTTAGCTAAGAAGTTAGGACACGCAAGAAAGGTGGAGAGAGTACAGGAAGATAAAGCATCAGCTAACTTAGGTCTGTTCATGTCAGAGCATATGCAAAACCAGCTTGTGATAAACAGTAAACCTCCTACTATTGCTGGCACATTAGGTGTCCCTATTGAAACGCCACGCGGCGCTCTTGTAATACGCAGGGAGCCAGATACGCATAGAGCCTATATCATAGCGTCAGTGATGAAGTCATGGTGTGCGAAGAAGCAGATATCGTATAAGTGTCTTATAGATGA